GGCCTGGAGTCTGATGGAGATTTCATCATCTTCTACCGCATAGTACTTACCCATCTTCTCATTGTAGCCACCGACCTTCTCAAAGTGCTCTCGGCGGACGTACAAGAGTCCCCAGATAGGATGAAGACACTCATCCCCAACCTTATCGTTCACACCACTCACAAACGATTCATCATCAAAGATACCGTTGACGTGAAAGAAATTGTAGTAAGGATTCAGAATATGGTCAGCATCAAACTTCAGGATAAATTCTCCTGTAGCCATAGACGCAGCAAGATTCAAGGGTTGGGGTTGATTGAAGAACTCTTCATCATTGACCCGAATCACCTTGATCCTGTCATCTAGTTTTGTCAAGTGACCGATCTCCTCTTTAGAAGACCAGTCAACGATGATTATCTCTTTAATTTGATCAAACAATAACCAAGAAGAAAGGGATATCGTCAAAGGTTTGATTCTATCCCTACACGCACAAATAACAGAAACTGACATTTTTAATAACTACTCTCCTGTCCGTAACAATTCAAAGAACTAATCTTATCATTATCGACTTTCTCTACTACAACTTCTCCGTTTGGCTTAGTGAACTCAACTACCCATTTACCATCTTTGAACTCAATTAATTGACATGCTGCATTGTACTCGGCAACGTGGTAATAAGTCATGGAACCTCCTAGACTATCTTATATATCACCACTCCAAAGCGGCTGCAATCTCTGGGAATTGTTCGACAAAAATCTCACGACATCCCTCTGCAATCTGCATGTGTTCTTTCTGCGTACCGTTAGCAGATCTCAGATTGATGTAATGAATCCATGAACGGCATGAGCCTGTCATGTAAATTCTTGTTGGCGTGCATAGGGGCAAAATATTTCGAGCACACTCCTTTGCAACGCCACGATCTAACATCTGTTGATACAGTGCAGTTGCGGAGTCGAATAGAGTTTGTGTCTGCAGTTGCAGTCTTTGAATCTCAAATTCGTCCATATCATCAATACTGTTCTGACGATTCTTAGTATCTTGACGACGGAACTCGGGCATCTTGATTGGGTCAAGAGAAGTAGACGCAGCATAACGCTGGGAAAACTCTTGATATGTAAATGAGCGATGGCGCAAAATTTGAGCCGCGATAGCTCTGGTCGTATTGATCTCCAGAGTCATATAGGCCTGTTCAAAGATCGACCAGTGTTCGTGTTTGATACAATACTTGAGGAGACCTGCAGAAGTATCAAAGTTTAATTGATTGTTTGGATTGCTCACACGAGCGACATACGAAATAACTTCCTGCGCCGTTTTCTCAAGAAGTTCACCTGCACCTTGAGTTAGGGCGATAAGTTTGATTTGGTTTGTCATAGAATCTTTAGTCTGGGTATCCGTCGTCATCGTTGTCACTAGTTGTATAGGTGTTTGTCTTTGATTTTACCACATAAGCGTCTGGATCGGAATAGACTTCAGACTCCAAGAGGTCAACCAGTGACTTAAGATTTCGGACGATTAATTTTAGTTTTTCTTTTTGCATAAAAAACCTTGTTCTTATTTATTTTAACACAAAAAAAGGAGGTTGTCACCAACCTCCTGAGGACGATCTCTTGGACAAAACTCATGGATCAAGGATTTTTCTGCATACTCGTTTACACTCCGTTTGGTTTAGTACATCGCACTCGATCAAACACTCGTAGTAGTCACTGATTCTTTGTTCTTCATATTCTAAATCGTCGATAGTGCGTTCTAAATGTCTCCACTCATCAAGTTGAGCACGGGATAATAAATTGTGCATTTTCCACCTCCAATTTAGTTTTTATATCATAGCGAAAAGAATAAATTTCAGTTCATCTCTCCATCCTTAATTCTATCCTTATATAGTGAAAATGTCACGATTTACACACAAATTTACTAAGTTTGTTGTCTTTGATACAAAAATACAAAAAAAGAGAGGGTTCTTTACCCTCTCTTGAATACTTTCCAGAATGGAACGCCTCGCGACTTAAGATTAACCCACTTGGCGTAATGTACACCACGATAAGTCAAAAACGCGAAGGTTTTATCTGGATCGTGTTTATTTGAATCATACTCTGGAAGGTCGTATTCTAATCTGACCTTGAGCATGCTTCCTCCTACTTATGCAATAGAAGGATTTCTCCGTAAAGTAATGACATGCCAGCTATACAACCAAAGGAAATAATTCCTGCAATTTGTAATGCTTCCATGGCGATCACTTAACGTAAGTTTTACCGCGATAGCAGAAGGTGCCATGAGACTCCTTGGACTCTACACAACGTGTGTCATACTCAACACCACGATATGAGGTGTGAGTGATCTGTGCATCATGGAGAGCAGCTGCTTTCTCGATTTGCTTTTTGATTAGGTTTAGTGTGTTCATTGTCGTTTCCTAAAGTAATTGGATTTTAAGGCCCGTTCCTTTAGTCGTTTGCGTCCCAGTAGAAATCACACTCTGGTACAGATTCCTTTATGGTCTCGACCAGTTCGATCTGAATTCTAGGTTCAAGGTGTTTTTGTGCCTTGATTCTGAGCATTAATGCATCAGCATCAGTGCAGGTCATACTAGAATAAAAAAGTAGTTCTAACATGGGATGAACGCTCCGTTCCGCGACTTACTTGCGTCTCATGTAAATGTCCCCTCACATTGACCTTCTACTTTTGACTTAAGATATCCTATCAGATTCCACTTAGATCGTTGATCTAAATTAGGATCCATTTGAATTTCTATTCGTCTTTGTAAGAACCTTTCACAAGACATATGCCAACCGTAAGGATTAGCGTCATCATGATGGGCAAGGGTCAATGCCAGTAAGATACTGAGCATGAGATGAACGTACTGGAGTATTATAACTCCTATATTCTATATAGTCAACCCATTTGGTATAAGACGATACAGTTTTTAGTCTTGTAACGCCTCTGGATCAATACCGTATTCGTTCACCAGTTTTTCAATTTGAGTTTGTTTATTACTGAGTTTGGTGATTTCGTGTATGGAAGACTTTTGATACTTCTTCAGTTTTTTATACTGTTTGATAATTTTGTCGATTTCACTAGTACGGATATTGAGTTTTAACTCTTGATCCTCCTTATCAGTAAAACCCTTAAATCCTTCACTCATCTTTTTTTCTTTTTTTCTTCGGCTGGTTTGTATCCGTACAGTTTAGGATTCACTGTACCATTTGTCCAATCCAAGGCTTGGAGATTCTTATACTTGTCGTAATAATAATCAAAGATGTCTACTTGTCCACCCTGAGTAATATCTTGTTTTTTGTTTTGTTCTTCATCTAGGTATGTTACCAAGTATGAGTTACTCGGCAACCCCCTGTCTTCAGCTGCGGTTGAATCGCAGTTTTCAATTAATACTCTCACGCTACCCATGGTTACCTCAAGAACGACCACCCCATTGAATATCGGGATATGCTTCCTCGACTAGTTCTCGGGTGATCTTGTACTTTGTTTGGAGTTGTTTATCCTTAACAAGGATAAGAATCTCAGCTTCTTTTGGATTAAGTTGTTCGCAGATATTGATAAACATCGTTTCTTTACGAAGGCGATTCATAGAATCGTTTCCGCCTTTCACAAAGTTATAAAGTTTATCCCACTCTTTACGAATACTAGAAGCGGTGAGTTCACGATCTTCCTGTGCAGTAAGAGGCACTTCTCCAGGTGGAAGATCGGATTTTACAGTTTCATCAAAGTTCCAGATGAAGACTGATTTGATAAAGTTTTCGTTATATTGTTGAAGAATTTCGATCTTCTTTGCTTTAGTTCTCTCTGCAACAACTGCGGAAAGAATTTCATCGACTCTTGATGAAGGAGTGAGAACTACCTTCGGAGTCGATGATTTCTTAGCTGCAGGTTTACGAGTAGTGGTGGTAGACTTACGTTTAGTTGTCGTCGTCCTCTTCGTCGTAGTCATAATCGTTTTCAAATCGTACTGCTAAAATTTCATCAGGAATTACATTCCCATTTTCATCAAACATTTCAGGATGAACTGATCCTAAACCTGCGGAGGAGTAAATTACGTGTTCTTTCCAAAGCCAACCAATTATGCCACCAATCAATAGGAACATAAAGGTCATCATGCTGAAAAGTGCAATTACGGGACCTGTCATAGCTCTATCCTCCGAGAGACTCTACTTAATTTTTTTTATATCTGTCGAAAATTCAAAGTAAATATGAATCTCTCGTTTAAGGAGAGAAAGCATTTTACCGAATTTTACATGGAATGTTTTCGATTTTTCAGGGGTTTTCTTTCTCCTTAATAGTAGCTCCACACCTCTATTTATGTGCAATTCCTGATCCTTGGTATTCATACTAGGGACTTTTCTCTGAGGTATGAAATGGTTTCTCGGGCACCACCGAGAAGTTCATCATCACAGATAACTCTGGGGAAAGTAGATCCTTCACCAAATTTATCAATGAATTCTTGTTTTGTGTAGTCTTCCCCCAATTCGTAGACGGTGCAGTCCATACCGCAAAGTTCAAGAACGGTTTTCACTTTATAACAGTGGGGGCACCCATCTTTACTATAGACGATAAATTTCATAGAAAATACATACGTGGGATAATTGTACTATGACTTCAATTTTCTGACAAGGTGTTCGGCCCATTCTTCCATTTTATCGGGATGAATAGCTACGATCCCCGACTCTTCTACGGCTTTCTCCATTGATTCAATTTCTTCAGAGCAGAGTTCTTTTTGTTCTCTCTTAAAAGTCATAGTGCGTAAGTATCTAGTAGTATTTTATCTAGTATTGTTAGGGTTTCAACGATTTCGGTCGAAATCGTAATAATACTTAGAATGTTTCAAGTCATCCAGTTGTTCCTGGTAAAACTCCCGAGTAAAACCATCGTTGAAAGGGGAGTTGGCTTGGATTTCCAGATTGATCTCTTCTTTACTTTTACGGTCAGCCTCATGACACATCGCATCAATCTCAGCTTCAGTGTACTGACTATATCGAGACATGTCGGGAGACTCAAGACCTTCTGATACTAGTTGGCGCATACGATCAACTCGAATCGCCTGTTCTTGAAAATACTTACTATTATTTAAAAGTACCTCTTGCAATTCCTCATAAAATTGCTTAGGAGATACTTTTTCATCTTGAATGTAATCAAACACCGCTTCGTCTAGACGTTGTTTGCGTTGTTCTTCATACGTCTTCTGATTCATCGTAGACCTCTTCAATAGTTTCAACGTCAACTGGACGAGTAGCTTCGTACTCGATTGCAGCCTCAATAATAACCTTAATCTCTTCGTCCGTCAAGTCATTCATCCAACTCCAACGTTCGTCTTTAGAATCCCACTCGAAAGAGTAGGATCCATTGGAGTTCTGTATGATGTTCAGTCCCGATGGGTGAATTTTAGTTGGTTCAGTCATCTCTTTCTAGATCTAAGGTAACACAGTGAAAACAACCACTTAGAGTTCTGGACTGTCTCATAGGTAACATAGCACATTCAATTCCATGTCCCTCCAAAATCTTTCTAGTTGGTTCTTGATGTTCTTCCAGTACCACCAAGTTTGGATTGATACTGAATAAATTCATATTTATCCACTCTGAAGCATGATTATAACCAGGGTAATAACCGATGTCAACGGGTTCTGGGCACCAAATAATATCCCAGTTCCTAAATGGTCCAGGTAAAACGTCTCTATCTTTGATTCTTTCTGGATTGGCAAGAAGCAATCCCTCCCTCAAAAATGCAACTGTAGTATCAATGTGCATATAACTGTAAACACCCTCTAATAGGTGTACCTTCGCGTCAGGGAGGAGTGATTGTAACTTCTGAGCACCCGCCTTGTTTCCACTGTTAGACACCAAATAGAGGATGTCATCGTTCGCTCTGATGACGTTTGCGGCATCAAATGCAGGATAATGTTCAGTCAATGCAAGAATGTCTTTGTTCCCCACACAGTGATCATCATACAAACTCATAGAGTATGAAGGTGTGATAGGAATTAACTGATTAAAGTGATGGGAAATAGATCCAAAATTGAATCGTCTTGCCTTCAGTGGGGAGGGAGTTGCGTAAGTCTTATCACCATGGACAAATACAAGATCCCTAGGGCAGTAATTATAGTATGGTGTGGGTTCATAGTGAGGTCTACCGACTGCAATTCCAAGTTGAACAAATAGATCTACCAGTAGTTCCAGATCTTCATTTGCTTCATCAATAACCTGTTGTGGATACAATCCACACGGAACATCCGAAACATCATCACGATCTGCATAGTTAATTAGACGCAAACTCCTGTCCATTTCAGGAACTCTCGCACCCTCAGCGTGACCTACAATTACTTTTCGGAGTTGACCCCATTCATTCTTACTTCCCATAAGGCATATCTTTCATAAAATAATGTGGTTTAGATGGACACATAGAACAATAAGATTCTGCACCACGATTAATAAACTTTTGTAGTTCTTCAGTCGTACAATCTGATGACAGAGGAACGTACTCTAAGTATCTATCCCACTTTTCAGACAGCTTATATTTTTTATTCATCATTGGCAAGAACGCGAGTGGCGCACACTTCCACATCTTACCTTCATGAAGTTGGAAACAGTTTTGTCCAGTAGGGCAGTTATTCCAACTACTTTCTGGATCATTGTCTTCATAGGGTTCAATATTTTCTCCATATCCTTTATAAACTTTTTGCCATTTCAAGAAACTATTCCAATATTCTACCTTAACACCCCAACTCTCAATAATTTTTTTGTTCTTTGCGAGAGTTTTCTTATATTCTGGGCTGTTGTGGTGAACAGATACTGCAAGAACTATATCATTTTTAATCAAAGTTTCAGATATATCCTTCAAGATAAATGCATTTGTTACTAGTTCTATCCTAGAATTTGGAAAACACTTTCTTGTATATTCACAATACTCAGCAACTCTGGGATTTAAGAATGTTTCTCCACCTAATATACCAATCTTGGCAGGATTGAGTTTGTTTTTCCAAAGATCTACCCAGTCTTTGAAATCATTAAATTTTACCTCATCGGTAAACTTGTGATTAGAAAAGTGAGAACAACTATCACAAGAAAAATTACACCTATGAGTAATATGAATATCTAAATTAGGAATATCACATGGGGTATGCATTGCAAACACCTGTAACTTGAACTGCATATCTATCAATCATACTCATATTATAAAACGCATGTGGGGTATCATAATCCCAATAGAAACAATCGCCCGCAGACCATTTACCATAACATTCATCTCTGATCTGTAGAATTTGACCAGGAGAACTATCCTCGAGCATAACCATACATCTCATGATAAATGCTGGATATGCACCAGTCATTCTAGCATATCTCCCATACAAGTCTTTGTGCATAGGTAGGTATTGACCAGGTTTGAAGTGATTTACTGCAACACAAACATCAGACCAGAATGAGAACTGTTTTCGGATATAATCCATACTTTCTGGCATGGGATTTGGTTCATGATACTTATAGATAGTCATCTTGGACTTACTATGCCCAGACCACAAGTATTCATTAACAACCAAAGGATCATTATGACTCGCTAAGGTATAGTTCAGTTGTTTGAACTGATCGATATTCCAATCTGGTTCTATGTGTTTCATTGAAATACAGTGAGTTTTGATAGATCTGGATAATCTTCCCAAGACCAGGATTTAGGTTGCATGTCTTTTGCCATAGGGAACTTACGAATACCCTCGATAGCAGTCTCTGGTGTCATGTAGTAATGATATCCAACCGTAGTAATATCTTGTTCTGCCCAAGGTTTAGTCATATCTCTACCATCATACACCATCTTCTGGAGTTCATGATAGTCTTTTTCATTATCTGTAAGAATCATACCACCTCGACCCAGACTCAGATGTTTCTTAAATTGAAAACTTAGACACATATTCTTGTCTGGTATATAACCACCTTCTTCCCAATAAACCGCAGCATCGATAATATTAGTATCAGCGATGGGATACCAACCACACCACTTACGATCCGTCAAAAGAAAAGGAATATCCAACTTCATGAAAGTCATTGGAACAGAAAGGTATGTATGTTTAGGTATCTGCGGAACTACCAATGGATAGTGCAACCTAAGACAGAGTTCGATTGCATGAGTACAAGAATCTGTTGCGACTGCATATGGAGCACCATAGAAGTCTGCAACTTGTTCTTCAAACTGTCTCACATGTTCAAACATAATAATCGTCGATGTCAGGTTCTTCTGGAGTGATCACATAATCATTTGGTTTACCATACATGAAAAACTCTTCTAGAGTATATTCATCACGCATGACGGTCCACCACTTATTGTATGCTTTTCTGGCAAGATCAAGATCTGGTCGATCAGTTCTTACAAAGTTTTGTTCATAACTCCCGATATGAGGATTAACACTAATCAAAGGCATACAGTATGTATTACCTGAGTGACACATGAAATAATCAATAGTCCTATTGGGCATATCTAACATCTTTCCCCACTTATAGTTTTGAATCCTCTGGGAAAGATCGTATTGATCACCAACAGTAAAAAGTCTCATCAACTTCTCTGCATATGGTCTATTAATTAGAATAGGACCATAATCATGATGTGATCTGATTGGATGAAGAAAACATGGAATCTCATGTTCATTTTCAAACCCAAGTTGGATACAGTCCCAATCAAAAGGAATATGATTCATCAAATATTCCCAATCAAAATGCCAATATTTGACGAATCGATAATCGTAGTCATCTTCCATTAGTAGAAGATGTTTCTCATTGGTCGTAGTCAACCAATGTTTGATCATATCGAGAGTAGAGATTGCTATTGCAATTTCAATGATATGTTGTCTCCATCTGACACAATCAGACATATCATTCAATATTACCCGTTCTTTCCAATCTAAAAAATTATCAAATTTATACTCAGAACCAGAAAATCTCTTGAAGTTAGTGATCCCCAACTCATCGTATTGTAGTTCTGTGTATTCCCTACGATCTGGTCGTTCGTCTAGATTCAGATAATATAAAGTCGGAAGACCTTTCAGTTTCATAGTTGGGCAAACATAGGACGATCAAGATACATCATTTCTTCCAAACTCTTTTCATTATTCTTCCACCATTCTAACACAGTTGCGTCAGATCGTTTAGCTAAAGCATTGATTCCAGAGCCATCACTCTCAAACTTAGAGTTGGTCACAAACATAGGGAAAGAATAAGTCGTACCCACTTGATATGGGATGAAGTCTGCAGAGTGATAATGATACTCAGGAAGATCATTACTATACCCGTAGTTATTCAAAAACCTCCACTTACCATTTTCCATGAACATATTCACATACTTATCTGCATATCTTTTATTGATTAGGATTGCTGCAGCACTATGATTGTTCACAGACCAAGGAGAAAGTGTCAGTGGCATGAACTTCTCACCGATGATATGAAGTTGAACACAGTCCCAATTATGGGGTAGACGTTCGATAAACTCTTCCCACTCAAAGTTTAGATATCTCTCTGTATGAAAAGACAAGTCATCCTCTAATAGAAGAACAACATCAGAATCTAGGTCAAAAAGAAAGTTGGCGATCATCTCAGATCGATTCAATAATACACTATAAAATCTCTTTTGAGTCTTAAATTGAGAATCCAGGACTAACTTTTTCCACTCAGGAAAATTTTCCTCCCCAAAAATGGATCCGTTGCAGCGCCTCCACTTGCGGATCTCATATTTCTTAAACTGTTTCTCCATGTACTCTCGTCTTTCTTCTCTCTCTTGGAGGTTGAGATAGTAAATGGGAGGTAGATTGGATAACTTCATAGATCAACAATTTTGGTCATTTCACCGTCGTTGGGTTTACCATAAGTGAAGAATTCTTTAAGAGTAAATTTATCTCTCTCGTTTTCCCACCAATCATAGTAAAGATCTCTACAGACAAAGTGATGTTTCTTTGGCACTTTATCTAGGTAAGGATCTTGAGTGATAAGTGGTAACTGGTATGTTCTACCAACAAATCCAAAAAAGTGATCAACATCAAGTGAACGAATTCCAGGA